TTTGGTTATTAATATCACATTCAGTATCAAAATAATCTTGAATTGGTAATGTAGCAATATTTTTATTTCCACATAATAAATATATATTAATAGAAGATAAATCAACGGATGATTCTTTTTTTTTTTTATAAAGTAAATAGTTATGATTTAAACCATCTTTATTTACTTGTTTTCTAGAAAAATCTAAACAATTTTTAAAATTATCATGATGATTTGAAATGTTACTACTAATATATTCAAAGTTATTGTAGTCATTATCTAAACATCCTAAATATAAATTATTTTGATTAAGCTTTTGACAAGAATGATTTAATTTTTGTTCATCAAATGAACACATGTAATTATTATTACATTGTTTGTCATCATTACATAATTTATTTGATAACATATACTAATAAAATATATTATTTTTCTTATATTTTATTTAAAAAATAAAAAAAGATTTATAGATTAATACTATAAGTAGAATCATTTACAAGATTTCCATCTTTATATAAATAATTTTTATTTGGTTCAATTTTATAAGGTTTAGTATCGTAATCTTCATCGTACGTTTTTTTATCATGATTAACCCAATTAATTTTATTATAAATTTTATTGGTTGCGTCATCTGCCACATTTGTTTTTTCACCACCATGAGGTACAAGTACTTGTTTGGGAGCATTTTTATCATAATAAAAATAACCAGGTTTGATATCAACGCCAATATTTTCTTCATCAGTAAATACGTCTTCTGTTTCAGGACAATCACAATTTTCATCAACATAATCTTGTTTGTTTCCATATAATCTTTGTTGTAATCCAAATTTTCTTTCAAAATTTGAAATAGAGTCTTGTAATCGTAAATTTCTTCTATTATCTATAAAATTGACTATACTAGCAAAATGGAAAATATTATAGGTATAAAGTAAAATAATTAAGAATATTAATATTATTGTTATAATGATAATATTTAATATTCTATCATTTACTTGTCCGAAAGCATATAAAATTATTGATAGAAAAATAATAATAGATAAAGCTAAACTGATATATAAAATAAAAATATTTTTATCATTTTTTTCTATATGTTTATCAGTTTGTTCAATTATCCTATCTTTATTAATTATATTATTTTCCATATCCTTTAATTTATCCAATTGATGATTTAATTCATCATTTTTAATTTTCATTAATTGATCCTGTTTTACTAAAATTTCATTATTAACATTATTTTCTTGATTTTTAGCATTTAAATCTAAAGTTGAATCATTTAAAAAAGAATTTTGAGATTTTAATTCATTCATTATATCAATTGGGTCTTTAGCACTCATATAATTATAATTTATATTTTAATTATAATAAAAAAATAATAAATTAAATATTTTTTTGACAGTATTTACTTATTTCATCATCTTTTAAGGAATTAGGATCTTTTTCACAAAACCAACGAGATATTTCAGAATTATTTGGTTTATAGTTACAAGGTATTGAAGAATATTTTTTAGAGCTTTGTCTCATATCAATTGGCATATTTCCTTTAGAAGAATTTCCGAGCCATTTACATTCATAGTAAGTATTTTTAGGATAAGAAGTTCCAAAAAATGGTTGAGGAGAATCTTTTTTATTTATTTTATTTAAATCGGAAATATTTGTACCAACAGGTACATCACCATTTTTCCAAACATTAAGTGATGGGTCAATATTTAAAATCCCTCCAGTATTTTCGTAATCGAAATTAGAATTATATTCTTCATCAGTTTCTGTGTCATCTTTATTAGCGCATTGAGAAGGACATTCATAAGGAGTAACAGTATCTTCTAATACTTTTTGTGCGTAAGTAATCATACCAACTTTTAGTGCATCTAATTTTCTTCCAATATTATAAAGATTAAAGTATTTAGTTAAGTGCACGTAACAAGCAATTGCCAAAACAAAAAATAAAAATACCAAAATAATTAAATATTGTTTTAAAGGTAACTCATTAAATGAAAATAAAATTGTTAAGACAAAAACTATAATAGTATAATAAAGTAAATATTGAAGAATAATAATATTTCTTTCTTTATATAAAATTACTTCTTGCGTTTTAATAATAATTTCTTCTTTATTTTGTATAGTAGAATTCAGTTGTACTATATCATTATAATTATTATTAAATTTCTTATTATATTCATTTAAAAGTTGATTTGTAACATTATTTAAATCTGTCATATATATGTTTATGACAGATTATTTTATAAAAAAAATAATAAAAAAAATTCTAAATTAATTTATTTTGAAAAAAAATAAAACAAAATCAATAATACAATTATTATAATAATATATACTAAATATTTACTATTTGAATTACATTTGTTTTCAAAATTTTCAAATTTTCCTCCAACAGCTTCTTTTAATCCCTTGATATTTATACTTGCCGCCTTAGATTCTTTTATATTTGCTATTTTTCTTGTATTTTCATCATACATCATAGTTAATTCAGGATTATCACTATTAAGATTTCCTAATTCATTTTTGAAGTCATTTACATTTTTCATATCTTTATTAAAATTAAAAATATTTGAATCTATATCAGCACCATTTAAAAGCTTATATGGATCATTTTTTTTATTCAAAGGTGTAATATTTCTTTGAAAAATATTATTGGGTTTGGGTATATTTTCATAAGCACATTTTGGGTCTGCTTCATAGCCTTTTACAGTTCTATAAAATGGATCTTTTAAATTAGTATTTAAAAATGAAGATCTTGAATCATATACATATATCTTCCATGTTGTTTTATTACCTTTTCTTTTTGATTGCCATTGCCATGGTTTTGCACCATTAACACCACAATCTCTTGGAAACCCAATACCAGGGTCATTAAAATTACAAGAACGCCATCTTCCTACTCCTGATATAGCATCTTGCAATGTATTATATAATTCAAAATCACTATTAAAAGCATTTCTTACACCACGACTATTGTCAAACCAATTTTCATGGAATAAACTCCAAACATCAACTCCTTTACTTTGTGTTAATCTTTTATAAACCATAATATTATATTCTGCATAATAACCTGAGTAGCCAACTCTTACAATATACCATGGTATTGGTAGATTATTAATAAGTTGATTAAATATATTTCTATTTTCATATCTTCCACCCCAACCTCTACCAGTTGTAAGAAGTTTCATTTTTCTATAATTAAATTGTACATTATTCACACCATATGTATCTCTGTTTTTATACCATGGGTTTTTTATATAGAAATTTTGATTAGGTTCTTTATTAAAAATTGTATTAGTAAAATTTCGCATACCAGAATATATCCCATTAACTGATACAACAACAATGAAACCTTTTTGATTATTATATTCATTCTTATATTGAAAGAATTCAAATTCTAAATGAATATTTTGTTCATATTTTCGAAATTGTTCTGGAATCCAAAAATCAAACCCATCATTATTATTACGATTTGTTCTTATTCTAAAATGCATTAACCATGGTTTATTAGGAAAAATCCATAATGCTGGGACTCTAACATTATTACTATTACCATAAGAAAAAATATTTCTCCAACTATTATTATTATTTTTTACAGTATAATCTACACTTATTGACCAATTAGATTCTTTTAATATATTATCTAATTCCTTCGTTTTTGAAGGTTCATATTTTAATGTATTATTAGAAAGATTATTTCCATTAAATCTTTTAAATAATGAAGTATTAAATTCTAAATTATTAATATTCATTTGTTTCATTTTAATCCAATAAGTTTCATTTTTAATCCAAACTCTACTGCCGTAATACTCAGTAAAAATATTATAATCATTTCCACCTATATCAGTACCTAATTTAATACTTGAAATACCAATACCATCATTTGCCACTGTTATAGCCAAACCATTAAATTTTTCAGAAGTAAGAGAAAAATTAGCATCAACAGAAGTTAATTCTCCTCTTTTAAAACTAGTACCATCAAAATTTAATATATTACTAACTCTACCTTGTCCTTCTTGGTGTAGATAAACCTCTACTATTTTGTCTGAACTAGCCCATTTTCCATTACCAGTACTTATTTCTAATTCCATATTTATATTAGTATTTCCAGGAATAGTTCTTATACATTTTGTAATATTTTTATTATCTTTATTTATAATATCAAATTTTTGTTGTAAATACATAGAACCGATTCTATTTTGTATATTAGTAACTTGATCTCCATTTAATTTATCCATGTTAAAATCATATTTAACACTATAACCACTAATTTTACTATTATCATCCACTAATTTATTTGGAACTGTATTATATAATTCACAATCACCGTCAATCTTGTCATAAGTATAAGCAACAGCTTGTTTTAATTTTTTACATTCATTTAAACATTGTCCAGGACCTCCAGGTTTTTCATTATAAAAATATGGATTTATTTTATTGACATTTTCAAATTTTTTATTTTGTTTAACAATCATATCATTAACACCAGGTACTAAATTACTATAAATAGAATTATGTAGATTTTTATCACCTTTATTTAATGCAGAAAATGATTTTGTTTTATCATATACGTTTCCGCCTGAGTAACCGGGATTTGCTACAAAATTTTCTAGAGTATTTGGATTAATTAAATTATCACTCATATAATTTAATAAAAGATTATATTTTAAAATATTTATAATAAATTAAAATAATTACAATTTTAATTTAAAAATAAAAAAATAAAAAATAAAAAATAAAAAATAAAAAATAAATTAGTTGCTAAAATAATAATACAAAATCAATAATAATACAATAATTAATATAATATAAATACTTTTGTTATTTTTCATATTATTATCAAAATGTTCAATTTTATCACTAAAATTTTTTTCACTAATTTTAGCAAGTGATGGATTATATGGTTTTTTCCTTTGATATAATTGATAAGCATATCTTTTACCCATAGTTGGGCAATATGTAGCTATTCCATTTTTAGTTGCTTCTTTTAAATTATTACTAGTATAGCATTGGTCACCATTTGTAACTCCATATAACATTTCTCTGTTTTTTTCTGCTAAGTCGTGACAAGCGCCAAGTGATGTAACAGTACCTCTATTATTAGGAAGTAATGTTTGTTGAAAATTATTATTATAACATCCTTTATAACCAAAATTACCTATTGTTTCAGGTGGTTTAGCACATTTGTAATCTAAATTCATACGTGTTGTACAACCGTATAGTTTCCAATGCTCTTGTGCTACTCTAACAGCATCATTTATATTAATTTTTTTACTTCTATCGGGTAATTTATAAACACCAGGCATTCTTACATAACCACGAATATCATTCCATGAACCATATATACCATGTTTCCACATGTGTGCTCTATTTTCATGTTTACTATTTGGTTCATAACATCTACCACCAGATCTACAGAAATTGTGATACTTCCATGAAGAACCATCAGACCATTTCCATGTATTAGAAGATGAAGAATAACTACTATTTCCAAAACGGATAGCACCAATCCAAACTCCCCAGTATGTTGGTGATTTTTTTAAATATGTATCTCTAATATAATTATTTTCTTCTGCACTATTAATACATACTAAGTGACCACCTCTTTTTTTAGCCTCCGTTTCATGATCATACCATGACATATACTTCTTATTATAAATATATTTGTTAGGACTTAAAGCAGTTTCAACATATTCTCTTACAATTGGATTTCCTTCCATATAACATAATGCTTGTCCAAATGTAAGATTTTCCCTACACCTTGCACTTCTTGGTGATTCTCCAATTGTTTTTGAAAAATATGTGTATCCTTTTTTAAAACAAGAACCAGCCCAAATCCATTTTGCCATTGGAGAAAATCTTTTATCTACAAAATAGCGGTCCCGCCATTTAATTAATCGACCATTCCATTTTAAATTATCGTTTCGATTATAACCAATCACATTTGGAGAAATCCAACTTTTTCCGAAATAATAATTATTTGTATTTTTTAAAAAGAATTCTTCATTTGTAATAGGTGTGTTTGCTGCTTTCCATGTTTCATCTGTGAAAATAACAGAACCATTATGTAATTCAATACAAGCAATTAAACAACCAGGTCCTCCTCCATTATAACATTTAAACCCTATATTAAATCCCTTAGGATTACAAGGAACATTATAAAATCTAAATATGCTTCTCCATCCACTCCCACTATATTTTTTTCCTCCTATCCACATATCAAATTTATCATCACATCTGACAGTAATTTTTTTAATTCTATAGTCGCCATTATAAATCATTTTAGCGACTTGAACTTTACATGGAGAACCTTTTGGTCTTCTTAAATAAAATGCTGTTTTTTCATTACTTAAAATTAGTCTTCTATTACTGTTAAATGAATAAGATTTAGAATTAATATCTTTTGAATTTGAAATAATAACTTTATCATTGAAATGTACAACATCTCCAATTTTTTTACCAGAATCTGGTGCAGGTAAAAAATAAAAAACCCAACTTCCACCTCTTATATTTTGAGGTTGTATTCCTTCTGATGTATTACTTAAATAATTCCGTTTAGTAGCATGAAATAACCAAAAAGATTCACCATATGATAAAATATTACCATATTTCCCTCCAAAAACAATTATAAATTGTTGTGGATATTTCCCTCCATGTTCCATAGTAATATGATCTTCAGAAAGTTTCGCAACACGACAACCATATGTACCACAATTTGATGTATTTCCAGTAGCAGACGTATAAGCAAAAGAAAATTTATCACCAATAACTACAGGACATTTAAAATTCATATTTGAAAAACTTTCTATAGATTCTTGAGATTCTTGGGATTCTTCTTTACTTTCTTCGTCATTAGAATCAGATTCATAATTTTCAATTAAATTAGCATCTTCAAATCCTTCAATAAAAAATTCTTTTTGTTCATTAGCATTTGTATTATTACTTTTAACAAAATTATCATCTTCTAATTTATCATTTGTTAAATTAAATGGAATTAATGAACTTTGATTTGCATTCATCTATATAATATAAAAAAATAAAAATATTTAATAAAAATATTTAATAATTAAAATTAGAAAAGAATTATTTATTTACTTTGAAATCTCGTATAAAATAAATATAAGTACTTAAACTCAAAATAAATAATAAAAATATTAAAGCAATTAATGTATAAATAATTTTTTTTTTAAAATTATTTCTATCTGTACTTGTTTTTAATAATTCATTTGTTTTTTCTAAAGATGATTCTTTTTCTTTAATTAAATTAATTTTATCTTTTTGTACTTTTTGTTTTTCACTTAATTCTTTATTATAATTTATTAATTCATCAATTTTATTTTGATTGGTAAAATTTTCAAAATTAGCATTCATTTGATTATTATCATCATAGATTTTTTTTTTTAGAATATTTAATGAATTATCCATAAAATTTTTATTAATATTATGAGATTCTTTATATTGTAATACGTCATTATATTCTTTTTGTAAATTATTATAATCAATAGTTAGTTCATTATATTCTTCTTGACAATCTGTACAGTCATTTGAATTTATTGACATCATCGGTTTTTCTAATGATTGTATTCTTGGTGTTGATTTATTAATTCCACAATCATACATATTTTTTATTTCTTCATCTGATAATGCTCTATTAAATAATGCACATTTTTCTACAATACCGCTTATATTACCATATATTTTATTTCCAATTGCTAATCTAGGTCCAATAATAGCTTGAAATTTTTCTTTAGGAAATGTTATTGGATTAACATTATAACTATCAACTTTTTTACCATTAATAAAAAATGATAATAATCCATTATTACCATCCCAAGATTGTTTAGAAACAATCATTTGTTTATTTGAAGAAGATAAATCAGGAATTATTAATCTTTGTGCTCTAACTTGTACTCCCCATTTTAATATAGGATTCCAGGTACCAATATTCTTATCCATTTTTGAAAATCCAATAGTTTCTAATGGTTTTTTATAACTAATTGGTTTATTTTTTGTGCTATTTTTTCTAGCAGCTTCTATATCAAAAGAAACTATTTCATCATTTGGTTTAATATTGTATAATGTTACTATTAAAGGATCATTAGTGCTATTTTCAGTGAACATACGACCACCTGCTCTAATCATCCAATTATATGGACCATTCCATTCGTCTTTAATATTATAGTATTTATAATCTCTATCACGATATCCTAACTGTCCATTTAAGTTAAAATTTTTCTTTTCAATTGTTGCTTTAAAACCACTTACTTCAATTTTTGTTAAAGTATTTGATTTTATAGCCCAAGATAAACCAGCATTACAAATAACACTGTGTTCACTATTTTTCCCACAATCCTTTTTATCAGGTAATCTAATTACTAGTTTTTTTTCTTGAGGATAATAAGTTAAACCACCATTAGCAGAATCACCATATGTTTTAAGTTTAATTACATTTTGATTTTGATTCAAAGAATTCATAACTGGAACAGGACTTGTATCTTTTCTGGTTCTATTAAAATAATCACTACCATGCATCCATTTTCCATTTTCTTTTTCTGCCCAAACAAGAGAATCAAATTGGTGTTTGCTGTTATCTCCTCCTCCATCTATTTGTAGTCCAAATGGAGTACCAGCTTTAGAATCTAAATTATCTAAAGTAATCCATGAAACTAATGTTTTAGATTTTCCAATAGAAACAGATGGACTACCAAGATTTGTTGAGCAATAACTACCATTAGTTACTTTTAAACCTTTACCTCCAATTAATTGAGCATTTTTTCTTATATTCATAGTTCCAATTTTTCCTGAAATATCATTTAAGGATTTTGTAAAATCCCAATAACCTACAGCATCTGTGTATAAATCATTACAATTATTATTTTCCATTGAATTCAAAGATGTATATTTTACTTCTGTATCGAAAGTTTTAGTAGCAGTATAATGATTACCTATTATATTATTTCCATCTTTTTTTAAGCATTCATATTTTCCTTGTCCATATGTATTTTCAATATAAAATGTTTTGTCTTGGTCTCTTGCTGCTGTACATTTATTTTGAACATCCTGTGTTTGTATTACCTCATTAAATATTGTTCTATTACCTGTATTATCATCTGATTGACGAGCTTTTCCGTCTTTAATTACCATTTTAAAACCTTGTCGTATAGTACCTCTATAAGATACATCATATTTTCCATCTAATGTACCAACCGAATCTTTATTTATATATTTTTCAATTCTTTTAGAAGAAAGAGTAGATGAATTAGTACTTTTATTAAATTTTTCTATATTATTATCATTAATTGGAAAAAGTTCATTTATATTATTAGGATTTGGTGTAAAACATTCAGATTCAAATATTTTTTTACCAGGAAAAGCTTTATCTAAGTTAGTTTTAGAATCATATTCATTGTCTATATATTTTAATGATTTTGGAAAATAAGAATTTAATGAATCCATTACTAATAAAGAATAATATAAATTTATTATTAAAATAAATTTATAAATAAATTAGAAATATATATTTTAGGAACTATTTTTTGGAGTTTTTTTTAAAAAAACATAAATTCCTAATGAAGCCATAAAAATAAATAAAATTAAAGCTAATAATGTATAGATAATTTTTGTTTTATAAGCATTTTTATCTCTACTAACTTGAAGCATTCTAGAACGAGTTAAAAATAATTTTTGTTTATCTAAAATCGCTTTTTCTTGATCTCTATTAATTTTATTTTTTTCAATTAAATTTGTATTTTTTGCATTAATCGAATCTTTAACACCTTTATTAATTGCTTCAACTTCAATTGAACCAGAATCAACTGCTTCAGTATTTGCGTTAAATTGGGCAGTTCCCATATCTTCAAATGATTCCATCATATTAATAATAATATATAAAAAAAATATAAAAAAAATAATTTAAAAATATTAAAATAAAATTAATTATGGAATTAAAAAAAAAAATTATTGAAAATTTAAATAAATTAAAAATATCTTATTATAGTCAAAAAGATAAACAATGGCAAATTAAAGCCTTAAATAATGCGATATTAAATATAGAAAAATACGAAGATGAAATAATTTCAGGAGAAAATTTAAAAAAACATATAAAAGGAATAGGTACAAAAATAAGTATTTATATAGATGAAATAATAAAAAATGGTTACATTAATGATTTAAAAAATAAAAACATAGAAGAAGATTCATATAAAGAATTTATGCAACTAATTGGTGTGGGAAATGCTAAAGCAAAAGAATGGATTTCCAAAGATATCAAAAATATAAGTCAATTAAAAGAAGAAATAAAAAAAGGAAATATTTCTATAACAAACAATATTAATTTAGGTTTAAAATATTATAAAGATTTAAAAGAAAGAATTCCCCGTAAAGAAATAAATTCTTTAAAAGAAATTATGTTTTATTTATTAAAAAATATAGATAAAAATATTAAATTTGAAATATGTGGAAGTTATCGTAGAAATGCTAAAGACTCTGGAGATGTAGATTTTTTAATAACTCATGAAAAATATAATTCTGAAGAAAAAAATTATAAAAAATATAATTATTTAAAAGATATATTAAATTACTTAAAAGAAAAGAACATAATTGTTGATGAAATGACAAAAAATTCTACAAAGAAGTTTTTAGGACTATGTAAAGTACCAGGATATAATTTGGTAAGAAGGATAGATATAATGTTTATAGAGTATAAGTCATTTTACAGTTCAATAATGTATTTTACAGGAAATAAATATTTTAATTTGTATATAAGAAAAAAATGTTTAGAAAATAATTTTAGTTTAAACGAATATTATCTAACAAATTTGAATAATGATGAAAAAACATACTTAAAAAACGAAAAAGAAATATTTGAAATATTAAATATTTCTTATTTAAATCCAGAAGAAAGGAATTTTAGTAGTAAAAAATAATATATGTTATATTTATAGAATGGAATTAAATATGAATAAAAAAATAAACATTCAAACAGCAAATAATAGCCAAGCAATATTGCCAGTACCTATGCATAAACCTCCTGTGCCAAATGTTGCTAGTCCAAATTATTATGGAAAATCACCATATCCGATGCCTTATCAAGTTTCATCTAGAAAAAATGATGAATCGCAATATTGTAATACTTTAGGACCATCACCAAGAAATCAATTATTAAATGTACCTTATGAAGGTGAAAATTGTCCTAAATTTAAAGCACAGCCTTTTAATAAAGATTCATGTTATTTAATGGATAATAAAAGACAAGGAGTTTTAGGAGTAGTTTGTAATCAAAGTGGTGAAAGTAATAATTCAAATTTTGTGAGAGGAAATCAATTTGGTTTAGATTATGAATGGGATTTATTTAATAATGTAAAAAAATTAGATTATACAGTCGAGCAACCAGTACAAAAACCAATGATATTAGATAATCCATCTATTGTAAATGATAATACATCATTTTATCCAACGTCAAATTATTATTTATCTAGAAGTCAAAATTATAATACTTATCCAAAACCAAATAATATGACAGAAAATGGATTACCTACTTATACTTATCCTTATAAAACATTGAATTATTCTAGTTCTCAAATAGAAAATTACATGAATTATGATTCAAATAAAAATGGATTAAATCTGGTTATTATATTATTATCAATATTTATTGTTATAATGATAATGTATTTTATTAAAAGATAAAAAAAATTATTTTACAAGACGATAATAAATATAATCTCCAACTTCAGGGCTTTTACGAATAATTTTACATATTTGATTTGGTTTCATTCCATAATATTTAGCAATAGGGTCATTCTTTAAAATTTTAGGTAGTTTATTTTTTGTAGTACTATATTTATCAAGTACTTCAATTTCTTCATCTTCTGTTAGTATAGTGTGTTTTGGTACAAATTCATGATGTGTAATATTGATAATCATATTTTTATTCATGAATATTTCTACATTTTTATAAATATCTTTTGTAATTTCTTTAAATATAGAACCATTTCCTTTTTCTTTTAAAACAATAATTAACTTAATATCTTCATCTTGGTAGGTTTCAATAGTCTTATTAAGTAAATTTTTTAGATCAGCTTTAGGAATTGTTTTATTTTCATTGTGAAAATAAACATATGCTTTTCCTTTATTTTCATTTGTATTATCAACATAAATATCTATATTTTTATTTTTAAACTTAATTGAAAACTCATCAAATGTTATATTTTCACTTGAAGGAACAGTATAATTCCTGTCTTTTAACATTTCAAGTACAGTTTTTCTAATGTTATATAACGTGTTTCTTTCTTCAAAGTCCATATTATATTATAGCTATATTTCTCTAAGTTTTTTTATATAATAATTATTCAATTTAATATTATTTTTTAAAAAATAATATATTAAACAAAACAAATAAAAACTACACAAAAATTACTAATTATTTTTATGTTTAATATTTAAGAAAATTTTATAAATAGATATAGATACATGGAAAAAATTAATGTATATGATAATTATGATATAGATTTAAATAAATATCCAAGAAAAGAATTAAAATTTAGAATATGTGATATTGTATTGATAACATTTTTTATGAATATAGAAAAACTTAAGAAAATTTGTCAATGTTATAATGAATCATATACAAGTTATAATGAATGTAAAGAATATTATTTTTTTATGGATTTTGAATACGAAAATGAGAAATTAAGAAAAAATTACTCAGCAAAGGAAATTATAACATTAATGCAGAATATAAATATGGATATAAGGGCAAATAATATAAAAAAGTATAGTAAATTAGATTTAATTTTATATTTTTATTTAAAAAATAAAGAGTTTTTTGAAAAATTATTTTCTGATTTAGAAAAAGCTAATATTTTTTATTTTCAAGGTAGAAATTATAATATAAAATTTGATGTACCTTATGATTTTTATAATTATAAACAATCAAATGTATATAGTGCTTTAGAATTATTTGAAATATATAAATATAGTCAATTTTTATTGAAAAATAAAATAATTAAGAATTTACCATTACCTAAATATTTAATTGACTAAAAAAAAAATATATGTTTAATATAATAATGTCAGACCTTGGACCAACTTTTCCAGTAAGTAGCGCACCAACCTATAATGTAAAAAACAATCCATCAGTATTCAATTATAAAGGAAATACTGTTGCTAAACTAAACTATTTGAGACAAATATTGCTTTCAATATCATTTAATCAAAATTTTTTATTATTGGTATTAGATTTAAAAAATATGGGACGTGCATATTATAATAAAAATCCCAAAAGATTCTGTTCTACATTAAGATTAGGACAAGTAGAAAATTATGGAGGAAAACATATTACTGTTTATCTGCCAGCACCTGGTGGATTTATATCTAATTCAATCAGAAGCGTAGATTACGATTTTGTTACAAAAACACCTTTAATGAGAGTTTTAGAAAAACAAAAATTACCAACTTGTTGGTCAAACACTGTTATTGGTGGTACAGGAACATGTGGGCAATTATCCACAACTCCTGGTGAAGCTCAAGTAAAATTAACACCAAACGAACAAGTTTTATATTATTATATTAAAAATGGTGATTTCTTCACAAGAATGTTAAAATTATTAGCATCTTCATTTTATAATAATGCTATACAAAGATTTGAATGTTATACATTAACATTACCTTCCGATTTATACAAAGGAACTCATGCTGAAAGAACATTCACTGTTACAGGAGACTATTTAAGAGAAATATACTCAACATTTTTAAGAAATCAAAGATTAGGATCAACATTAAAATTACCAGCACCTTTAAATATCGATGATACTTATGATATAGAAACAACTGATTTTACTAAAGAAGAATTAATAAAAAAAATGAATAGTAATACAAACAGATTTATAATCTAAAATAATTAATAATTTTTTTTAAAAATTGATTTATATATATTAAATTGATATATATGATTAAATGAATATACCTAATACTTTTGCCATAAACATTGGAATGTATAATGAAAAATATTTGAATATATTAAGAAAAGTATATTTAAAATACAATATATGGGAAAACTATTTATATAATTTCGACAAGTATTTATTTACAATTAATTATTATGATGATAAAACTGTAAGTAATACTGAAAATGATATAGAAAATATTAAAAGAGATTTATTTATGAATTTCTTTAAAAGTGAAATGGTAGACCCAATAATTATTGATAATAGTGCATGTTTAATAATTCGAAAAGAGAAAGATAATATATTACCAAAACTAAATATTGAAGAAGTAACAAAAGAAGATTTTGAATATTTTAATTAAATAGATATTTAAAATTAATTTATTATTTATATACACAATGGATAATCATATAATTTTAAAATGCCCAAATTGTCTTGACTATGTATTAATATATAAAAGTGAATTTAATTGTAAAATTTTTAGACATGCTTATTATAAAGAAAATTATAAACAAATTGACCCACACATGAAAGAAGAAGAATGTATGAGATTAAAAAAACAGGGTATAATATATGGTTGTGCTATGCCATTTAAATTAATAAATGAAAAGGATGAAATATATCTTGAAAAATGTGATTATATCTAATTCATTTGATTAATAAATTCTTCAATTTGAAGTAATCGATTATATTTAGCCACTCTTTCACCTCGAGCAGGAGCACCTGTTTTAATATATTTAGCACCTATTCCGACTGCTAAATCTGAAATTAATGTACTTGTTGTTTCACCAGAACGATGAGATACAATAACGTCCATATTATTTTCAAATAATAATTTAGCAGCTTCTACAGCTTCATTTATAGTGCCGATTTGATTTACTTTAAGTAATAGACTATTAGCCCATTTATTTTCAATTCCTTTTTTAACAGTTTCAATATTTGTTGTATATAAATCATCTCCAACAACCATTATTTTATTTCCTATTTTTTCAGTAAATAATCTCCAACCTTCATAATCAAATTCATCAAAAGGGTCTTCAATACTTTTCATAGAAGGGTGTTTATTGACTAAATTTACATAATAATCAACTAATTCGCCATTAGTTAAAAATAATCCTTCTTCAACTTCGTATTTTTTTGTTTCATTATTATAATATTCACTTGAAGCACAATCAAGAGCCAAGAATATTTCAACTCCTGGAGTAAATCCAGATACAGAAATAGCTTCTTCAATAACAGTTAATGCTTCTTCAGGAGTATTAAGTAAAGGAGCAAAACCTCCTTCGTCACCAAGATTTTTGGAACTAATACCATATTTTTTAACTAATAATTTACCTAAATTATGATAAACTAATGTTACATGATGTAGTTTATCTTTAAATGAAATATTATCTTGGGGCATAATCATAAATTCCTGTATTTTTAATTTTCCTCCGGCGTGTTTTCCACCATTTAAGATATTAACCATGGGCGTAGGTAATTTAAATTCTTTAACAATTTGGAAATTATTTGAAAAGTGTTGAAATAATTCTATATTATTTAATTTTGCGGAAGCAGTTGCTACTGCAAATGAAATAGCAGTTGATGTATTTCCACCCATATTTTTCTTTAATACAGTACCATCATATCTACATAATTCATTATCAAATTTAATTTGATTACTTATATAATCTTGGTTTAAATATAATGAGCCATTAAATTTAGATACATTATGGACAGCATTTTTGACACTTTTTCCTAGATAATCATTATCTTTATCTCTTAATTCTACAGCTTCATTTGTACCAGTAGAAGCACCAGATGGACATGATTCACGTGCAACAAATTGACATTTATTTAAGACATCAACTTCTAAAGTTGGGTTACCTCTGCTATCTAATATTTGTCTTCCATGTAATTTAATGGGACAAATATAATGATTATTAATTATTTTATTATCTAAAAAGTTAATGATATATGGTTTTCCAGTAGGTATTTCAATTTTTGTAATTTCATCTTTTGTAAATAATCCTAATACTACAAATAAAGCTCTTAATGAATTACCATGAGCAGAAATTAAAATATTTTTATCATTCAAATGATTTTTGATAGTAGAATGATAATATTCAGAAACTCGATTACATACATCATCTAAGTTTTCACCATTCGGTGGTTTATCATAAAATCCTCTTCTCCATTTATGAACACAATCTACTCCATATTCATCTGCGATTTGTTGTTTATCTTTTCCGGTCAAATCTCCATAATCTCGTTCATTTAAAGAAGCATCTTTAATTATATTAATATTTTCATTATTTAGTACTAATTCACATGTATGTATTGCACGTTTTAAATTACTTGTAAAAGCCAAGTCAATATTGAAATCTAATTTGCTAATTATTTCTGAAGATTTCATTGCTTCATTGATACCGTCATCGGACAATTCAACATCTTTAAATCCGGTGAATTTATTTTCTTTATTCCAAACACTTTGTCCGTGTCGAATTAAAATTAATTTGCTATTCATTTATAATTAATAATTGAAAAATAAAATAAAAAAAAAACAATATAAAATAATTATATTAAATTTATAAAAAAATATATAATAATTATAATATGAAAAAATTATTTTTTTCACATATACCAAAAACCGCGGGTAAAACAATTGAAGAAATAATTAATGGATATATTTTAAAAAATAAGAAAATGGATTCAATTGGAGAAAAATATTTTCGAGATTTAAAAAAAGATCCAAAATTTAAAAATTATTATGAATATTTTTTAAAAAAGAAATATTTAGATTTGTTAATTAATTATCAAAATAAAACTCATTGGAATATTAATATATGGCATATACCATTAAGTTATTGGAATAATAAAATATTAATGGAATATAAAAAAAGATATATTATTTTTTGTGTAATAAGAAACCCATATGAAAGAGTAGTAAGTGATTTTAAATATTGGATAAAGTTTTATAAAAATATTCAAAAAGGGAGATTAAATTTATATTTTATGAATTTAATAAAAGAAATAAAATATATTTATGATAATGATTTTAGTTTAACAAGTAAAAATTTAAATAGAATGGTAAAAAAATTATATAGTTCAAAAAAATATAAATATGTATTAGATGGTCATTTGATACCTCAATATGAATTTATATATTCATTACATGAAGGGAATCTTATAAAAATACCAGATGTAATTTTGCGTTTTGAAAATTTACAAAAAGAATTTAATGAATTTAAGAATTTTCTTGGATTATCTATATCAAATTCAAAAATAGTGAATATTCATAAAAATCCTACAAATTCAAATTTAAATATACATTCATTATCTGATGAATCAAAAAAAATTATTTATAAATATTATAAATTAGATTTCAATATTTTTTATTCAAAAATATGAAATTTAGGAATGTTTAGTTAATCATATATTTAACTATCATATTATGGTTCAATTACAATATTTTCAAGTTCATGTTCATCATTATTTTGTTTATTAGAAATAATACATTTCATATTTGATAAACAATCAGAAAACATATATAAAGAAAACAAGCAAGTCAAAAAAATAGTTACAGTAATTGTTAAAATGAGTAATAAAATATCATTTCTACTATATAATTCTATTATAGAAGTAATAAGAAGTATGAATGTTATGATAAATATTGGTATATTAATCATCCTACCACAGGATTCAATTTCTTTTTCAGTTGTTGGCATTTTCAATATATAATATAAACCATGTAAGTAATTAAATATTAATACAAGTTTCAATTTTTTTATTCATATAATTCAATAATTTTAGTTACAACTTTATGACGTACAATATCTTCTTTATTCATTTCAATTAAATCAATACCGTTTTCATTCATGTCATTTTTTTCTAAATAATTTTCTTTTAATCTAGAAATTAAATCATTCAATCCATTTTTATTTTTATTTTGGTTTAAATCACCATTAACTATCATTTTAGAATTTACTCCAATACGTGTTAGAAGCATATACATTTGCTCAATACTAGAATTCTGCATTTCATCAGCAATAATGATTGAATTTTTAAACGTACGCCCTTGAATAAATCCTAAAGGACTAATTTCAATTATACCATCTTTAATAAATGATTCAATTTCATTTTTTGTAAAATATTCATTAAATATGTCAAAAATAGGTAATGTCCATGGATACATTTTTTCATTAATTGTTCCAGGGAGATGTCCTAAATTTTCTTGAATTGTTACAGTTGGTCGTGTAATAATAATTTTTTGATAATTTTTATTTTTAATATTTTGAATAGAAAAATCACAAGCAAGTGATGTTTTTCCACATCCAGCTGGTCCATTACATATAATTAAATTATGATTAAGGTTATAAATAGACGACTTATATTCTTTTTGTCCTAATGTTTTGGCGTTATATAATTTTGGAAAATTATTTTTAGAATACTGTCGTACATTTTGATTTAATGAAGATGTATATTTTGGTAGTAAAAATAATAAAAGCATAGTTCGCATTTATAATATATAGTATAATTGATTTTAAAATACTTTATTTTAATATTTAAATAATTTTTTACACTAAATTTAATTATTCAATTGGAAACAAACAAAATGTGTCATCGGACAGTTCATTATTAGAATTACTTTCATCTAAATCATGAAAAGGTTCTATACATTTTTTTGAATGATTTTCATTAAATTTCTGTGATGAATAAATTGTTATACTTAAAATATATTCTCGTACATAATATTTTTGAGTATACAAGAATGTAGATGTACTGCTTGAAAACATATTTATTTCAATCTACTTAATTATGAAAATATTAGGTATGTATCAATTTTTATTTTTTTTTTATTTCATTTTTTGAACATGTATTATTGAAGATTGTTTTTTTATTATTAACACATAATGAGTAATTTTTTTGATTTTTTTCGAATGTTTTAGGGTCTTTTAGATTAGTTTCTTTGTGTAAATGTAAATGTTCAGATACTCCATTTTTAAATTCAATTTTCTCTGAATTATCATCTTTATCTGTTAAAAATGACCAACAATTTTCGTGTTTATGTGTTTTATATAGATTAGAATTTATATTTTTATCTTTTAGATATTGAAACATAATTTGAGAATGAGTTACAATATGAATTATATTATTATTTTTAAAATTTTTTGAAGAATGCCACTTTATAAATTCTTGTAAATCTCCATCATCTAAGAATCTAGTATCGCGACATTTAGGACCTATTGTATCTTCAATTTTTGATTTATCTTTACAATTAAAAATATATTCATTAACAGTTTTTGTAAAAATAAATTTTTGTCTATTATAATTATTACCATTTTTATTTTTTAAAAATTCTGGAGGTGGAGGTATAGTAATTTTAATTTTATCAGGAAAATTTATAATTTCTCTAAATATTTTAAAATATTTATTTAAAAAAGTAGAAAAATTATGAAGAGTTTTTGTAATTTCTTGAGGATAATTTCCTGTTTTAAATTCTAAACCATAAGCAAGAACTATTTTTTCTTTTAAATAAGGTGCAACATATAATTCTAATGTATTTTTATTATTATTTTTTGTATTATTTGTTGTATTATTTTTATTTTTATTTTTAAAATTTTTATTTTTAAAATTTATTCCATATAATATAAACGCTGTTATCCATGTTCTTAATAGATTAGAAACAAATACTCTTTTTGAAGTAAATCTTTTTTTGTTGTCGTCAGCAAATCGTGTAGTATGATAAATTCCATACTGTGTTGCTGATGGTTCTGTTAATTTCCAAGGTGCTGAAAATATATTATTACATGATTGAATATGTCTTGTAAATTGATATCTAATTTTATTATTATTATTACTCATATAATAATTAATAACAAAAAAAAAATATTTATATAAATAAATGAAAAAAATAACATTTTATGGTGAAGAAAAATATATGTATATTACTTCTATTTTATTTATAATACCTACGATGTATGGATATTATAGTAATTTTAAAATTTTATCATCATTTAATTTATTATCAACCTTAATATCATCAAAATTTTGGAAAACAGGAAATAATGATATATATAGAAAAATAGATTTAATTTATCAGCCTATAAATGCATCTATATTTTTCATATATGGAAATATGAATTCAAATAATAATAGTCTTTTTATACCTGGAAATTTATTATTTTTTAATGGATTATATTACTATCGTAAATCATATCTAGAATACAAGAAATTTAATCGTTTTTGGTATATTAATCATTTAATATTTCATTTATCAATGATTGGTGCAAATATATTAACCTATAAGTCTTTAAATATTAGTTTATAAAATATATATAATATTTCAATAAAATATTATGAAAGAAAAAATTAATTTAATATATTTTGAAGAAAAAGTAGAAAATGGTAATTTTGGAGATGAGATTTCAAAATTTATTGTTGAAAAATTACTTAATAAAGATAAATATGAATTAGTAATTAATCAAAAAGATATTGATAAAAATTTAATATGTATAGGTTCATATTTACATGCTGCTAGGAATGGATTTTATATATATGGTACAGGAATACGTACAAATCCACCTGTAGAAGGTAGTCATGGATATACAAATTTGAATGTTTGTTCTGTACGAGGTCCAATTACATATAATTTTTTAACAAATAAAAATATAGAATGTCCAGTAATTTATGGAGATCCAGGATTATTACTTAAATTTTTTTATAAGCCAAAAAAAATTGAGGAATTGAAGAATAAAATAGCATTTATTCCACATAAATCAAATTATTTAAAATACAATGATAAAAATTGTGATAAAAATAAATTTCATTTAATTAATCCTAGACAAGATTGGTCTAAAGTAGTAGATCAGATGTGTTCATGTAAATATATAGTTTCAGCAAGTCTTCATGGATTAATATTGGCGGATACTTATAATATACCAAATGTAATGATAAAAGAATATGAACTTTCTGAAGGGGAATTGAAATTTAAAGATTATTATATAAGCCAAAAAAGGAAGTTTGTGTATATTAAAAAATTGGAACAATTTAAAGAAAAAATGTTACATTGTGAAGGGAATAAAATAGATTTAGAAAAATTAAAAGAAGCATTTCCATTTAAATAAAAATTGATTAATTCCACAATCTACAATTAAAGACAAAGACAAAGACAAATACATAATACATTATGGAAGAATCTATTTTACCAGGAGAATATTATTTAGGCGATCCATCTTTCGTCATTAATGAAGAATTATATTATGATGTTTATGGTGAAGAATATAATTTTGATTCGGGAAAATTTGATTTAACGAAAAGAGAAGATTTTATTATTGTACATAATACACACAATGGTGATGGAATATTTGAAGATACAAAAAAAAGAAAATATAAAGTTGAGTCAGGATTAATTGGTTTAGTACCAATTAAATTAGTAAATAATATTGACATTGCTAAAAAAAAGGGAAAAATATTCAATTTTCCAAATAATGTCAAGTTTATTTATGATGCTGGAATATTTTATATTAAATCTGGAAACTATATTATTGAAATAAATACAATTAATGAAGATGAATATGAAAGTGAGCATGAGGAACACTTATTAATTGATGGACAAAAAACAAATCATAAAGATGAGAATGATACAAGTTCAATTGAGGATATGTATGATGTTGATGATTCTGACGAAGAAGAAGAAACAAAAAATAAAAAACCAATCTTTTTTAAGAATTAAATGAATGAAAATTTTATAATTACTGGAATATTTTTTTGTATTCCAATATATTTAGATTATTAAGTAATATGATATAATCATTAATTTGTTTGGATAATAAATTCTTTTTTAAATAAATCATGTTTTCATTTTCCTTATTTTTATAAAAATAGTCATATAAAGTAAAATAGTATTTATATTTCAAAATGGCATTTTCTAAAATTGTTTCATTAAAGTGGATTATTTTATTTTTTAGTTCTTTTTTTTCATTTTTCAAATAAGATTTATTATTTAAGAAATTGGATATAATAGGTTTTGTTTTTCCCAAATCACTATTTTTTTCGTATAGTTCATTCATAACATTATTTAATTCATGTAGTTCATTTTTACCAATACCATTAAAATCTTCACAAATAATTGAATAACTAATATCTATTTTATCTTCAATAGTATATCGATGATATTTTAAAGATGTTTTTTTAAAATAATTACGTATTATTTGTAATAAATCAATCATTGTTTCACAAAAAACACCAGGAACATTTAAAATACAAGAACCACCTAATGTTTGATAATTTAAAACAAATACAATATTATTGAATAATAGATGAGTATAATAATCAGTTTTTGGAAATTTTTTATCTTTAGCTATTATTTCAGGACCAAATTCCAATTTAATTACATCAAATGATTGAATTTCATATTTATTCATTTTTTGTTTTACAAAATGTAAATTATTTGTTGTTTTTAGATTAAATGCAATTCTTTTTGAAGGTTTTGATAAATTATAATCTTCATTTTTATTAATATATTCGTCGGGAATCATATGAGATATTTGCTCAAATGAATTTAATCCACGTACATCTTTAATAATAGTATAATAAGTATCTAAGTCTAATTTTTTGAAAAATCCAGGTTGTTTAATAATTTTACGAAATTCATTTTGCTTTTTCTCTGTTTTTGAATAATCCTTATAACCATCTAAAGTAATATATGGATAAACATTTTTTTTAAATTTCCCATGTACAGGGAGACAATGAATTGTATGTAAATAAGTTATATTTTTTTTATTAGGTAAATGAATTTGTGATAATAATTCATATTTTAAATAGTCTCTTTTTATTTTTGAATATTTTAGATTTAATTCCATAAATTTATAGAAATGATAAAACCGAATTGGGTCTATTGAATTATTGTAAAATTTTTTGAAAAAGATATTAAACTGTTCTCGTATTAATGGTCGATTTCTAGAAAACACTTGATTATCTAATGTTTTCAGTTTAATTCTATTCAAAACACTTTTATGATATAACTTTTTATATTCTTTGTGTAATTTATTATATGTATTGAATAATAATTTTTTTTTTACTAGTTTTTCTTGTGAAATTTTATCATACTTAATATCAAATATTATAGGATTTTTACTATTTTTAGATATATCTAAAGATGGATAATCTGTTGAAATTTTGGAAATAAAATTATAAATTTCTTTTTCTTTTGCTGAAAAATTTTGTATATTTTTCTTTTTAAAAATAATTAATGAATCGATAGATAACATTGAAATTTCATTCATTTTAATTTGAATAAATGTATCAATATTTATTTTAATAGAATAATCATAAAAATGTAAATTATTACTAATAAATATTCCATTAAATTTTAATAATTTAAATAATTCATCCATAATAAAAATAATATTGTATATTGGAAAATCAGTATTAAAGTAAATAATATCAAATTTAGTTTCAGTATTTTCTAATTCAATTAATTTTGTAATAATATTTATACTTGTTTTTTCTCCATCATGACTATCATTGGTTAATCTAGTATAAGAATATTGATTGGATTTAAAATAAGTTTTTAAAAAATTATGAAATAATGATGATTTTTGATTTATTTCAAAAATATTAATTTTTTTTTTCTTTTTGAATTTTAATAAATTTTTTTCCATTAAATTTTTAAAATTTGGAATTTCATTCATCCTAATATAAATATATATATTTTTTAAAAATAAAATATTTACTTTTATTAGTAATATGTATGCATTAGGAAAAATACATTATACAGATAAAATACATCATCATGGATATAATCGTTTTTATGAAGATTATTTATCAAAATATAGAAAAAAAAACTTTAATTTTCTTGAAATTGGAATGGATTATGGCGAAAGTATGAAACTATGGAAAGATTACTTTAAATCCGCAACAATTTATGGATTAGAAATACAACAAGAATATCAAGAAGAAAGAATAAATGTTATAAAAGGTGACCAAAGTAACATAGATGATTTAAAGAAATTAATAAAAATAACAAAAAATTGTGATGTAATATTAGATGATGGAAGTCATGTACCAGAGCATCAACTAATATCATTTAATTATTTATTTGAGAATTGTTTAAGTGAAGGCGGGGTATATATAATTGAGGATATAGAAACATCATATTGGAAGAAAGGTAATTTGTATGGTTATCCAATTAAAAGTGGTTCAAACGCAACCAATAATATAGTTAATATATTTAAAGATATTTTACCTATTGTTAATCGTGAATTTTTAGTTAAAGAAGAACAAGAAAAATTACACAAAATAAATAAAATAAATAAATATGCATTAGATAATATATCATCAATAAATTTTGGAATGAATTGTATAATTATAAAAAAAATGTCAAATTTTGAAAAAAAGAAATTTTTTAATCGAAAATATAGATTTGATAAATTTTTATAATTCAATGTCAAAATTAAAATCATCTAATAAACCACCATTTAAAATATTGTTATCCTCATTTTTTAGTATATCATATTTATTAATAATTTTAATTTTATGAAATGAAGAAACATTAGGACTAAGTAAAGAATCTAATATTCTCTTTTTATGTATATTAATACTAATTAAGTCTAAGTTAGTATTATCCACAAATGGACGTTCATCCATGCCTTTTGAATCAACTTCATTTTCTATATTAATAGAATGTTGATTTAACTTTTCATTAAAATTATTACTAAAATTGTATTTTTTATTATATAAGCACATTAAATGTAATATAAAATAAAATAATGTCATGATTACTTCTTTTTACAATAATAATTTTAAATATAAATAAAATATAGATTATAATAATATGAATGATAGATTAGACTATATTCTTTCTAACTGGATATTTATTTGGTTTTTAATTTATTATTCTAAGCTATTAAATGTACCAAATCCAAAATTTGCTTTAATCATTGGACTAATGTTATCATTACCAATATTAATTATATTAATTTATAAAAATAATATAAATACTCATAACATCAAATTTAGTATAGTATTATTAATTACCAAAATAATTCCATTATATATATTGAGAAATAATGAAATCAATATTGTAGATATAATTGCTTTTGGATTATTATTTATACTAAATATAGTATATATATCTATTTTTGAAGGCGGCATTGATAATTGTGTAAAAATATTAATAAAAAGAGCAACAAATGGTATTGAAGGAAGATTAAATAATACATTAATGTATTGTTTTAATAAATTTTTTTAAAGATTAACTTTTTTCTTTTGTCCATGTTTGTCCAGAAATAGTAAATGAATAAGAAGTATTATCAGAATTAGGACCATATTGTATATTAGAACCTGTTTTAATATTTTTTAAAATCTTCAAAACATATTGGGAAGCAGCACCATTGTCACCAGTATAAGTAAAAGAATTCCAAAAATCATCTACAATAGTATTAAAATTACAAGATGTTAAATTAGATTCTAAAATGTTATCATGTACAATTCCAGTATTAATTTCTCTTATTACATAAGCTGGTGCATTATTTACAACTCTCTTTCGAACAATTATAGATGTTTTATTTTCGTAAATTACATTATCAGATAATTGATAAATATAAGAAGTCATTATATATTTAATTAGAAAATTATTTTTGAATAATTAAAAATAATTGTCAAATTATTTTATATTATGAAAATAATGTAAGTATATAAAAGGATTTACACCATTAATAAATATTTTATATAAATCACCATATTCTAATTGTTCATTTATGTAATCATTTTCAAATGATTTTACGAAATATTTAATAGTATTACTTATTAAAATTAAATAATTATTTTTTTTTACTAAATGTAAAAAATCATAATCTTCACAATGGCTATTTTCAAATTGTATAGAATCAAATATAGTTTTTTTGACGATGAAACTGATACCAACATCACATGGTATTATATCTTTAGATTCTAGTGAAGGAAAAATTTTTAAATCTTTATTAATCATTCTATAAATAAATAAGTCAAACTGAAATATATTTGTTTGTTTTAAAAAATATTCGACATAATCAGTTGATATAGTATCATCATCATCTAAAAAAGCAACCCATTTTGTATCTACATATTGTAAAGCAAATTTTCTAACTTCACTAGCTTGATTAATAACACATGATGTTTTATTTATTTCATAAATGGAGAATTTGTCATCATTCAATGTTTCATTTAAGTTATTTTTACATCCATCAAATACAATAATGGCTTTCCAATTTTGAGAAGTTTGATTTGTTAAAGATTCAATGCTATATTTTAATGATTCTTTACCAATACTGGGTATTATAAATGTTATAATATCTTTATCAATATTTATATTCGTATCTATATCCATAATTTAAATAGTAAAAAAATATCCTTCAGTGGACAAATATCCGGATATATTATGTTTATCTAAAATAGTTATATTTTTATATTCTAAATTTTTGTTAAAATATTGATTTAATAATATTTCTAATGTTTCACCATGTTTTAGTTTATCTAAAAACGAATGAAAACAATTTTTTAATAAACTTAGATATCTATATTTTATTTTATAAAATAATGATGCATAAGAATTAAAATTATTATCCCATAATACAAATTGATTATTATCATTACTATAAATATTGTAATTAAAATCATCGTTTAAAAAATATCTACCCGATATTTTAAAAATATTATCAAATACTAAATTATGTTTATTAATGTAATCAAATGCTTGAAGCATTAATGATATTTCACCAAAACCTTTATATAAACTATTAATGTTATTCTTAATTTCTAAATTATCATAATAATTAGAATAATAATCAACTTCATTTTGTAAAAATGATTCCATATGTTTATAATATTTTAGATTTGAGCATTCACAAAATATTATAAAACAATTAGGAATATATTTTTTAATAGTTTTAATAGTTTTTTTAGTTTGCTCAAATCTTTCATGTATGTCGAATACACTTCTAGTATGATAATAACTCAATTTATTTTTAGATATATTTAAAACAGAAGTAATAATAATTAAATTCTTATTGTTTATGTTTTTATCAAAAATAGTTTCTATATTTTTTACTTTATCTATAATATTATATTTTAATGATTGATTATAAATAATTGAATAATTATCATTTAAATTATCATAATAAAGGTTATTTATTTTATCAATAATTTCATCATCATTGTTTAATAAATAGCCATTAATGTTATTTTTTAATATTTTTTTTAATCCATAATTATTTCGGGCAATAATAGGAATACCGTAAGATAATGCTTCTAAGCAAGTATATGAACCTGTTTCAAATTTAGAAGGAATTAATAAATAATCTATGGATTTATAAATTGTATGTATATCATTATATTCAATTTGTCCAATTAATTCTATATTTGAATTTTTAATTAATTCATTAAATGTATTATTATATTCATTTATAAAAAGGTTATTTTGGCTACCAAATATTTGAATACAAATGTTAGAATTATTTAATGATAATGTGCATAATTTTTTAAAAAAATCCAGTGGTATTTTTTCTTCAACAATTCGTCCAATAACACCAATAGTTATAAGTTTATCATTTATTATTTTATTTTTTTTTTGATTATGAATATCAATCATTTCATTTTTTGGTATTAATGGTATTCCTAATGAATTAAAATAGTTATGTGGAATATTATTCCATGATTGATGTTTATTTTCTTCATTATATAAATGAATACATTTTGAAATATATAAATGTTCAATATTTTTATTATAATTTATAGCAGAATGGATAACATGTATTGTTATATTTTGGTATATAAAATTTTTATAAATACTAGCATCAATATATTGTGAATAATGGTCTATAATAAGAGATGGATTTAATATATTTAACAAACTAAGTAATTCATAATTATCATGGAAATAAAAACAAGTAAAGTTATCTAAATTTGTAGTAATATCGTAATTTTTATTATTTAAAAATAGTAAAATATAATTATATTTATCATGATTTCCATATTCATTAATATTTAACATAAATTTTTCAATACCACCAGTAAAGAAATAACCCATTACATGAATTATATTTATTTTATGGTCTAATGAATTATTTTTTTTAAAAAATATGTTATTTTTATAAAATGAAGAAATATTTTTTAGATTTGTATTATCAATTTTGGGATATGTTGAATGATTTAATGTATTTAGTGAATTATTTAAAATAAATTTTAGTAGAAAATAATAAATGTATTTTTGATGTTGTTTATGAATATTCCAAGAATATCCCCAACTATGATAACAATAACTATTATTATAAAAAACAATTGGTTCATTGTCTATTTTATTTTGAAAGGTATAATTGTAAAAATAGGAAGGATTAAAAAAACTATGATTTTTATATTTAGATATAAATTGATTATGGAAATTAGTAAAAAAAACTGGTCCAGTTTGGTGAGGAATATTTTTATATTGGAATAAATGATAATTAAATTCAATATTTAATATAATTTTTTTTAAATAATTATTGTGTTTATTGAATCCCATGAGTCCAATAGCAATAAACTTATCACTTTCAAATGCACTAAACATATCAATATTGTTTAATAATTCTTCAATATTTTTGATAGAATAAAAATCAGAATCTACATATATACCACCGTAATTATATAATATTTCATATCTTGCTATGTCAGATTTTTGTGCATATGTTAATGATTTATCATAA